TCACCCGAGCGAGTGAGGTAGGTTCCAGCTTCATCAATAATGGTAGGTAGCTCATTCAGTAATGTCATAAAGTGTTCCTCAATTGATTTACCTATATCCTAAACATAAAAAAGGGCTTTTGCAAGCCCCCTGTTGAAATTAATCTGATTCGTTGTCAGCTTTCCATTTTTTATCCACTTCATCGTAAAATGATTTTTTATCTTCGTCTGATAGGTCTTCTGGTGATTTTGCGTCATACTTTTTTAGCATCTTATTAAAGAATGCTTGGTATGCTTTATCATCACCTTTGGTGTTTTTGTCTTCTGCTTCACTTAAAAATTGCTTAAACGGTTTCATAGTAGCTTTCCTGTAGTTGATTACTATGTAATCTATTTATGATCCGTTGTACATCAAGTGCAATTCTTGAATGTCCTCTATTTTACCCATCGCCATTTGTAATCCCAATTACCGATGCCAAACTCAGATGTTTTTCTAACCTGAACTTTGAATGTAGCTTTTCCAAGACGATTTGATATAATTCACTTACCTGTTAAATCCCATTTCATTAGTATAAGTTCTCCGACCAAAGAATGTCATCTACGCTTTCGCTTGATTGATTACCGACGTATCGCATAATCTGATTTTGTCGTTTAGCAATTGCCCAAGCTTCTTTTCTTGTCAAAAAGTTTCCATACTGATCAATGAAACCCTGTTCTTCATTACCGCCTCGAATTCCTTGTAAGTCGGCTTGTTTAACCATCCACGTATCCCAGTGTCTAGCTCCCAAAAGGACTGTGCCGTTTTTTGTTTTATTGGCGGCACAAACTACCCTACGGGTTTCTTTTTGAATCAAAGCTCTTTCTTCATCAGTCATAATTTTTCTCCTAGTCTGTCCATGCACTTGAAATTTCAGGTGCTTCGAATGCTGAAATATTGTGTGCTAGACTCATCGCTGTCAGGTACTCTGTACCGGCGTCTTTATACATCTCTATCAGTTTATCAAGTACAACACGATCACCGCTGTTAAGTACCTCTATGGCGCTTTCACACACAGATTCATCGAACTGGTTCGACACATTCATTTTGATATCACCAGAAACGATCTTTTCAAGATGATCTTCGATCAGAACAAGTGCAACAATTTCAAAGTTTTTCATTTTCAATCTCCTAATTGGTTGTTTTCTCAATTTCTAAAACCAGTATAAACGAAAAAAAGGGACTCTTGCAAGCCCCTTTCGTTTTTCTTATTTTGGTAGTTGGAAAGTTAGACCCACACCACCGCTTTCGCCATAGGAACCGCTGTCTGCGGCTATTGAGGCGCTAAAGAAAGCACGTTCACCAACTGGCACCCCAACGGCAAAGCTTACTGCCTTTTCCCCGTTGTAGAAGCCACCAGACAAGCTTACTTAGATTTTATTTTAAACTTGATGGCCCTGTCCATCCTCCGCTGAACACACCGTCAAGAACATTTCCCCTAGCACTGTTTCTAGCAGGAGCAGCCCAACCAGCGGCTTTCAGTATGTCCCCTTTCTTGAACATTTTGTCGTCATCTGAATTCACAACAAACGCTTTAACTGAACTGTAGCTAATGATCTTGATGTACTTCTTACCAACACGAACCGAGAAAGAATTTTTAAACTCTTCAATGCGCTCTTTTGCAAAGTCAGGGCGATCAGCGAGTGAACGGTTTGACCAAGCCGCATAATCAGCAACCATGAAATCAGCAACCATGAAATCAATGTAAGCGGCAATGCCTGAATCAATATCTGTGTAAGTCATAATATAACTCCTAGTTTCAATTTTGGGGAAGTCCCTCAGTACAAATGCATTATCTCATAATGAGGGTTGTGCGTCTAGTAAATTCTGAAATTTTATTCTCCCAATCATCTTTAAACTTTTCAGATGAAACAACATCACTTAGTTCAATAAGGCTACTTTCATCATCTGTCATAAGTAACCTTACTTTTACTCCGAGATATTTAAGGAATCGTTCGGCTTCTTTTTCATACAAGAAATCGAGGAATGTTACTTTGTTAATAGTTTTAGTTTCGAACTTGAATGATTCGTCATTAATCAGCCTATCAAAATTTTTCATATTACATATCCAGTCATGAAATCGTTAGTAGCAACAGCTTCAATGTGAAGTTCGCCGCTTTCTAATTCAAAAACTCTAATCAACGGACTATCAATTGACTCAATAAAATCACCTATACTCATTAATCCCAAATGTGATTTGTTTGTTGCAGAGTGTGTGTTAATGGTAATGTCATCGGTAAAGAACATAACGGGTTTCATAATTCTTAATCTCCTAGTGTTTTCTAAATTTCTAAAATCAATATTCACCACTTTCTGTTTCAAATATCTTTCCACGCTTCCCTATGTAAAGATTATAAGCTAAAAATTCAGTAGCTACAACATAAACTTTTACTCTACTACTAAACTCGCAATTGTTGACTCTTTTGATGGTAACTTTTTGATATTTTACTAGATCATCAATCGTCTTTTTCTGACTTTTGGTAATGTTCATATTCAATCTCCTAATTGGTTATTCCCTCAGTACAAATGCATTATCTCATAGTGAGGGTTGTGCGTCAAGATTTAATTTTCTAAAATTTTAACAATCCTTTCAGAAAGATCTTCAAACCATTGTGTATCATGTCCTCGTGTTGTTTCTGCTGCTGTCCCTAACCTGATACCCGATGTTTCGACAAAAGACCTTGAATCATTGGGTATTCCATTTTTATTAACTGTTATTCTATGTTCTTCTAAAAGGTTAGCAGCTTCCTTTCCAGAATATATGCTATCGCTTAGGTCTAAGAGTATTATGTGCGAATCCGTACCATTCGTCAAGGTTTTTAGACCAAGATTTTCAAAGACCCCACACATCGCTTTTGCGTTATCAACCACTTTACGCGCATACTTTCTAAACGATTCTGTGTCTGCTTCAATAAAACACTGTGCTTTGGCTGATATTGTGTTCATCATTGGCCCGCCTTGTGTCCCCGGAAAAATCGCGCTGTTGATCTTTCGAGTGTATCTTTCATCGTTCCACATAATAATACCACCACGCGGCCCTCTTAGAGTTTTGTGTGTGGTTGATGTAATCACATCAGCAATACCCACCGGACTTCCATAAACACCACCTGCAATTAGTCCAGAGTAGTGAGATATATCAGCTAACAAAAAAGCCCCTACAGAATCCGCTATAGCTCTAAAGCGCATAAAGTCTATTTGTCTTGGGTAGGCACTAGCTCCACATATGATCATTTTTGGAAGATGTTTATTGGCAAGACGTTCAACTTCGCCATAGTCAATCCATCCATTTTTGTCTACTCCATAACTGAATGCATTGTAAATTTTACCAGATATGTTAGGTGGTGATCCATGTGACAGATGACCACCGCTTGCTAAATCCATTCCTAATATGACATCATTGGGTTTTAAAAATGCCTGAAAGACTGCTGTATTTGCGTTGGCTCCACAATGTGGTTGAACATTGGCGTAACTACAACCGAATAGTATTTTTAATTTGTCGATTGCCAAGTCTTCAATTTCATCAACATATTCGCAGCCATTATAGTATCTTTTTCCAGAATATCCCTCCGCATACTTGTTAGTGAATACGCTTCCATTTAGTTGCATTACTGCGTCACTAACAAAGTTTTCGCTTGCTATCAATTCTATAGTGTTTGTTTGTCTGAACTGCTCTTTTGCTAATATCTGTTGTATTGTGTTATTGATCATCTTATCGGAAATCTCTCTGCTTTATAAACAAGAAAAAAAAAGGGACTCTTGCAAGCCCCTTTTTTTGTTTTTAATCGTCAAATGCTGGTGTTTCGTCGTCGCCTGTAGCATTGTTTTTCATGTTAACAATGGTTTCATAGAAGGCTTCGTACTCTTCAAACTCTTTCACAGTCTTATCAAATTTGTCATCATGAAAGTCTTTCAAGGTCTTTGAAATCCACTTCGGGTCAATTTCGTAAGTCTCTTTGATAAACTTCTTCGTTTCTTTAATGTATTCCCCTTCGGCTTTCATTCGAGTCATTGCGTCAGACATTTGTTCGATTGCTTTGAAAATGTCTTTGCGATGCTCTTCTGAGCTAGGGATGTTAATTTCAATTTGATCAGACATTTATATTTCCTTTATAGATTAAAAAGTTGATCTTCAACTTTGTCGGCCAGAATTGACCACCCGCGTTTTCCATTTACAGTAGAAGGAAGCTTTACTTCTTCGGATTCAAAGGCAAATTCACGCCCACCAATTCTTGAAAGAAATTGACCTGCTACCTTACCATATCTAGAATTTCCTACAACCTCACGATTGCCTAGTGCTGGAAAAGAATCATCTCGTTTTGATGTTCCGATCAAGTAAGCGCCTTTACCACCTTGTGGAACAATCAGCACAGAATCTTGATCAAACCGTTTTCCTAGAGCAACCAGATCGCGTTCTAGCTTACCGCTATCATTCATATCAACTACAAAGAAAGATGGTTCACCGACCTCTCTCGCGTTCTTAGAGCCAAAGTTTTCGATGTAGTTACCTTGTACAGATGTTATAGAATATCCCTGTTTTGACAAGTAAGATTTAATCTCACGATTGTTTTGCTTATTCTGTGATTTGTCATTCTCATCACGATACCCAGAAATAGCGCCAGCTTGGTGATCTTCGACATGACGCCAGATACGTGATAATGAACTCTCTTCTAGCTTGTTGTCAACCCATTCTGAAAATTCTTTCATAACTCCCTCGTTTAGTTGTGTCATTTGAGCTAGTGATTCTTTCAGATTGGACATGGTTTCAAAGACCTGTTCAATTCCCTGTGGCAAAATGCTTATGTTGAATAGCTTCTTGCCTGCCATGTACAATACTGCTGTAGTGGTTCCGCCTCCCGGTAAAAGGAACAGGGGTGCTATCAAAGAGAATTTGCCCACATCCCCCAAATGTTTCAGCGCCCGTTTCACGTCTTCGTCAGTAATCGTCTTCTCTGTGCTTAGCATCTCTTTCAATTTCTTGAAAAAAGTCTCTAGCATGAACATAGTCTCTTTGCGTTCAAAGTCAAGGCCAGCAAACAATTTTTTTGCTTTCATCACAATGTTTGCTGACATTGTTTTTGCCTTGTCCATGATAGCGGCTTTGATATCCGCCTCATCTAGAATTTCTTGTTTGTAAAAGTCATCGAAAGACTGCATTATGAATTATATCCTGTGTGTTTGTTTTGTGTCAACACTATTTATTCCATTACCCAGTCTTCTGTTTTTGACTTTTCAAACTTTGCCTTGGTTTTCTTTGCATCTTGCATAGGTTTAGACTCAGCCTCAGAACCCCCCATAGAATTAATATCAGTATACCGCATCTTTGAAAAGTCAATACCAACTAACTGAGATTTTGATTGGCTTGTCTTTGCGCCGTATCGTGTTTTCAATTGGATGATAAGCTGCTGATTCAATTCCATCAAGTTTTCATTGGTTACAATAGCTGCCATAAAATCGCAAGAGGCTGGCAACCCCATTGATTCTGATGTGTTTGTCATGTCTGGTTGTAAACTTGACATTCCATCACGATTTAGCTGCGTTGCTGACACAATAGGAACGCATTCTTCCACTGCCAACCCACGCATTTCTTCTGAAATTGCTTTGATGTAAGAATAAGAATTAACCCCGTTTAATGTCTTGTATCTTGAGCTTGTGAAAATATTGATATAATCCAAAAATATAATATCAGGTTTGAACTTTTTCTTTTGCTTTAACTCTTTTAGTAATTGTTTAATGTGTCCAGAATGAGCGGATGATGTTGGGTATTCTTTTGCAAAGTATCGACCAGCCCCACGCTGCTTTAACTTCTTTAGACTGCCTAAGAACCATTCTTTATCAAGTTCTGGATTCTTTAATTGATCTGTTGTTACGTCTAAAAGGTTTGCATCAATACGTTCATATAGAGCTTCTTCACTCATTTCCGCACTAACATACAAAACATTCTTTCCTTGCTTTACTAATTCCCCTGCAAGAAAACACATAAGTGAACTTTTACCAATGTTAACGCCTGCCAAAAACACATTCAGCGTCTTAGGCGGCAATCCGCCATTCGTCAATATTTGCAATGCCTCTAATGGCAATGCCAACTTAGATTCTGGATTCGTATAATATGCATATCTTGATTCAGCATCCTCAAAGTAATCAGAACCCAATGCCTGATCAAATCCAATTGATATAGCATCGCTTAGAAGCTCTGGAATAAAATGTTTATCTCTCTTCTTATCATTGCCCTCAAGAATCTGAATACTGTCATACACGGCATTGTAGGTAGCCTTATCAGAACAATACTCTTCTGTTTCATCTACCAACCAATCAAAGTCTACAACCTCTTTTCTGTTTTTGTAGATTTCTTCAAGAACACCAACACTGTCTTTGAACACGTCCTCGTTTAAAGGTAGCTTTTGCAAGTATAGTAGCAAGGCTTCCATGGTAGGTTTTTTGTTGTACTTGTCAAAGAGATATGCGTAAGAGTTAAAAAGAGTCTTTATCGTACCATCAAAATATTCATCCTTTAGGTAAGGATAGACCTTTGAAGCGTAGTCATCGTTAAACAGAAGACCACGCATTATTACATTTTCAATTGATTCCATCTAATCCTCTGTGTAGTTAG